TAGCGTCTTTAATGTTCAGGCCCATGATATTTCCTTATAGAGATTTGGTAAAGTTCAACAAAGTGATTAAGCTTGACAATCAGCAAGACAAGCAGCATAACCTGCAATATCAACAGCACTGTCATGATGATTAGGATTGTTTCCAAGTCGTGCTACCTTTTGCAAAACCTGGAAGATAGCAACATCAGCAGGAGTAATTGCTGCATCGCGATTACTTACTGCGAGATAGTTATTCCAAAGATTCGCAATATGTCCGAAATTATCTTCAGGATTTCCGTAATTTGCATTACGATCATGATGAGTAATCGTCATTGCTTCTTGAAGAAGACGTGATCGTGGAGTATCAGGAAGTTGCTTCTGTTCAGTGCGAGCCATTATTTAGGCGCTCCAAGTTTAAGCTTCAATGAATTGAGTGAGTTACCTGCAATTGCAGATGGCGTAGGACTTGCTTGATTTGCGACCGATACATTTCCTTTCATGATATCAAGTAGTGAGGGATTAGTTAGTTTTTCCAGTACGGCACCCGAACGAGAACCAGTCGTGATGTTATTTTGATACAGCGTGCTGGACCCAAACGAATGTTTTCCATTCTTGACTTGGGCGTATACAACATCGTCAAAGTATTTAGCAACATTTCTACTGGAATTACGAGACCCCATAACAGGTACCACACGTTCTTTTCCGTCTTCCAACTCAGCAGTTGTTTCATGAGTAATAAGAATTACATGACATTTCAATTGCTGCAGATACGATAGGAACATGTCAATGAATTTAGCAAGATTACCCCAGTCATCTGTTTGCATCTTGTACATCTCATCTTGCTCTTTCGTGATGTGCGCAATGAAACTGTTGCTCAACTGTGTTCCAGAGTCAATTACAACAATCGTTCCGATCGGGAGGGTTGCGAGACAAACTTCTTCAATTGGCTTGGACAGTTTCATGCAAGCAAGACAGTTCACTTTGCCGTGTTCTTCACAGATCTTACAGACTTGACCTTTAATAACCTTAAGCATTGTTTCCGCGGCAATCGGCCAACCCCGCGTATCCGGAATGCTAATGATATTGATTCGCTCTTGCTGTGCTTTAGGTAATTTAAATAGAGTATCCTTTCCTGCTTCCAAGTCAAACCAGAGTAGGTCGAAGTCCGTAGACAACGCACCAACAATCTCAGTCTTCCCGGTTTTAGGTGGACCATATACTAGAACTCTGCGAGTTGTGCTAGGGGAAAGGCTACTTAGTTTGGCCATTGTTGCTTTCCTCCATTTCAATGCCAACTTTCAGTTTCATTGCTGCGTCGTGGAATTCATTGGATAGATGCTTGAACAATTCGTTTACATTTGAATGCAGAACAATCTGATTCGCATCATTAACAATCACAAGCTTTGCTTCAGCAAGATCAAGTACAAGCTTTTTCTTAGTTGCAGATAGTGCACTAAAGAATTCAGTCTTAATGCCAGATTCGAGATGGATGAGATATGCGAGATGGTCGGTGTTGAGTTTCATTTAGTTTCCTTTTTCGTTAGCATGCAGTAGTATATCATCTACTAATTTCTTACCTGCCAAACTAATTTCTACTAGTACAGAATTAGGAGATTGACGAGGTTGAAGAAAACCTTTGTGTAGTAATTGTATTACATTACTTTGCCACAGCTGATCGAATCCATTAAGATCCAATCCACCTGTTCTTTTACTGGCATCCAATAAAATATTTACGTGAGCAATAGTAATAATCATATTAATCTCCAGTATTCCGTGCTACTTGCTTTTCAATAATATCAGCTAGCTCAAATCTATGTGTATATCTAGCTTCCGCTGCTTCCAGTTCTTCTTGTTTCTCAATCATCGGTTTCGCCAAGTAACTTGTACTAAGATTGCATACATTGAAGTATTCACATTCTCGGAAGAAATCATTGCAGCTCTCGCCGCGCTTAGGATAGAATCCAATCTCTTCATATCGGACAATATCTTCCACATCGAATACTAGACTGCGGATCCATTCAGCGCGCTGCCCAAAGGACTTAGCGAAAGGGAGACAAGAAAACTCTAGCGTAGTCGTGCTATATACAAGATAAAGCACAGAGTAGGAAGATATACCAGGAAATAGTGAGTCGAGTACAACAGAGTATCCGAGAGCTTGTCCTGAATTCTTATAAGCGGCGGTACTAACTTCCCGCATCCACGTAGTCTTACATTCAAGAACAACGATCTCACCAGTAACTTTGTTCCGCAATACAGCATCAACAAAGCCACGATATACAAAGCCATCAAACACGTTAACAGCAAAACCCAACTCACAAGCGGGTTCCAATTGTCCGGTAGTTGGATTTGGTACATAGACTAGCTCATACTCTTCCAAGAATCCAGATTTACGAAGTGCAATGAACTTACGAATGCACTGAACCGCTTCGCTGAAACTTTTGTGGCGCTTCGTATCCGTATCATAAAGACTCGACGCATCCCACATTGCGAACATGCGTAGTGTAATGTCCCGGTAGCTGCGTTGTTCAAATACATCTTGAATTCCCTGTCCAACTACGTGCCCGAACGCGAAAGTAACGCCAGCAATTTCATCCTGACTTGCTCTTTCGGATTTGAGTTTGTAGAGTTGGAACTTTCTTGGACAGGCGTGGAGTGTGAGGAGACTGGAGTAGCTAAGTAGTTGGATTCGCTGGTCAATGGATCCAGAGATTGCTTTGATTGGATCGCTTCCGCCGGCCACAATACTTGTTCCAGGTGCTGCGAATTCCGAATCTGATAGTTCACTATCGTCGAGAAGAGTACCGAACTTGCTGGCGCTTGGTACTTCACTGGCTTCCAGAACCGCGTCTGATAGGGATGTTGCTTTAAGTCCCATTCGTATAACTCCTTTTGCTCGTCAATTGTGAGATAGTTAAGTAGTTTAGTTAGTTCGTATATATCTTCCACACTGTTGTCTATGCCGAGATAGGACATTAACAGCGGTGCGAAGATTTTATTGTTCCGCGAGGATGCGGATAAGATCCAGGATGGTTCCAAGAAAGATGCTAAATAATGAAACCTCTTGTCTCTGGTTGTATAGCCGAATTTAATTGCTCGGCGCACAACGAAAACAAGAGGTCGCATGGTTTTAGAATCCTGTTAATTTTTTATGCTGAATTTATTTGAGAAATCATCCCAACTGCGTACATAAGTTTGAAACTTGGGAACATTGTGATAATACATACAACCAACTATCCAAGCTCCATTAACTTTCATACTGCAAAGTCCATTGTATACATATTCATTTTGAGTACGATTATGAACTACAGTCTCACCGATTTGAATTTGACGCTGTATATCAGACATAATATCTCCTAAAATCCTAGTGCTGCATTAGTTACAGGAGCTTTCTTGCCGCCGCTCTTAGTCGCACTCTTAAGCGTAATCGCAGCAAGATCAGTATCAACAATCTTTTCCAGCCCACTAAATACTACTTCCATTTGTTCCTCGGAGAGCAGAGTTACTTGCTCAGGATACTTATGGACAGTGCTCCAGATATCATGAAGCAATTGTGGCATTCGCGGATGAGCTGTATGAATTGCTTCTTGCAGTTCAGTAATTTTATCTACTACAGCTTGAAAGTTGATTGTTCCTGCGCTTTCCTGTTGCGGCGATTTCGAACCAATGTTGATAGCTTTAGTTGTCGCACTTGCTTCAAGAGCCACAAGTTGTGAAGTGACATTTGCCTTCCCGGTTTGCTCATTTGTTCGTGACGGGATTGTTGCAGGTAGTGCATTGGTTTGTTCCTTTCGCTGCAAAGAGGATTTGGACAATTCGTCCATTACTTGGTTATCAGATTCTATTTGAGCGGCAGTAGCAGTTAGTTTCGCACGTATAGCATCTAATTTACTTGAGTTTAGTGGCATTTTGTTCGATCCAATCTTGAACTTCCTTAGCTACTTTAATGTAAGCAGCACTGGGTGTACCCTTTACTTCCTGTCCTGGTACGAACGCAGACCATATCTTTGCGCGCAGTAAGGAAGGAAGTGTATACCAATGTACTTTACAACCCCACATCGATGGCGGCACATTTTTAGTACATCCAGGCCAGTGACAGTGATGTTTTCTTGTCTGACCTTGGTTAAAAATGTACTTAACTTTCTCGCTAATCGAGCTCATCATACAATCCTTTCTTCTCAGCAATCCATTCAGATACATGTAGTTCACTGTACTCAGTTGGACCTAGATTCGGATTCCGCACAATCTTAGTTACCTGAGAAAGTGGATACCAAGTTGCGCCGCGCATAGGAGATTCATATGCAATCGCATCCGGCTTGGTCTTTACTTTAACTGCAGTAAATAGTACAGCTTTATCAGTTTCGCGGCCGAGATCACCAATGAGAATTGGCATATCAACACTCCTGTTTATTCTTGATCTGTTGAATCTCAGTGCCTAACTGCATCTTCGCTGCAATAATTTCAGCATCGCTAGGTACAAAGTCAAATGCCACCATATCCAATGCCTTTGATAACTCGGCCGGAAGTGGTGGCTGATCGCGAACTACACTTTTAAGATCACTGAGGCTTAGTGCAACATCATACTCACGGAGAATATAAGTGCAAACTATAAAGCCAGTGCGAGTCCTATGCGGTGCAGTTGATTTATATAGTACGCCAGTCTTTTTCTGGGCGGCCCGTACCTGCTTGTACGTATTATCCTCATTCTTCTCTTTGTTAACTGCTTTGAGAAGACGAGATAGATAGATAGCAGGTACTTCAATTGGTACAGGAACGCCCGGATTTGCGCGGATACGTTCCCAGATTGGTTGATATGTGCGCATTCTGGTTTCGCTTTTGGTGTGGGCTGCAGTTGCAATAGTGGATACTAGAATGGGCTCTAAGATTGTAAGTCCTAAAGCCCACTGTGCTATCTACTTCGGTGCTGGTGCTTTCTTGTGCCTGTTCGGAACAACGAAATGCACATCATTACCGTGATGATATTTCTCTAGTGCCTGAACTAGCAGAGCTAGTCCTAGAAGCAAAAGAGAAACAGCTTTAAACATCAGTCGGAACCGGAGCCTTTTGAGTTGCATCCGGGACGCTGAAGCTAACACCACTTGCTACAGTAACAGTGAACGGATCAGATTCAATACTGGTTTCACCATTCTTGGTGACTTCGTATTGATAAGTACCCGGAGGAAGTTGATCCGGAGTCAGAGTTACGGACGGAGTCGGAGAGAGAAAGACTTGATCCACTGCAGTACCGGCATTAGTAGTGCCAACTACATGGAATTGGAATTGTTCTTCAACCGTACCATCCGGGTAGGACTTGGTAATGGTGATTACGGAAAGTTGCTTGGACATTTGTATTTCCTTTGCGCGATGCGCATTGATTTGGAATAGCGGTGAATGGGGCTGCCTCTTCAGCTCTTATTTATATTGCCCTTGGTCGGGAATTACTGTCTTTTGGTGAAGTTGACCTCATACTATGTAGATCAGTCTTTAAACGAACACTAAGCTGTTCAGAACTTCCCAAGGAGACACTTATGAAAAGAGTAGGTTAGATTCGAACTAACGACTTCACAACAGTAATTTAATACTTACAATGCCCTCTAACCATCTGAGGTACTACTCTTATAGGTGCACACTGGCCGTATCAAATACCTAGGTAGGAACTAATCCGTTTGAAGTACCTGGTAGCTAGCTCAACACGTCTGTTGATTAATTTGCTTACTAGGATATCGTGTTAACTGACTGAATTAACCAATTTATCAGTTCCAGTGCACACTTATAAGAGTGGACAGTTTTTCGTCATGTCCAGGACGCTTCGGAGTTCTATTGGTTGCTATCCCATGCAACTAGTCTAAAGCAGGATCGGAACTCTACGTGAGAACCTACACTCTAGTCATTGTCAGATAGAACATACCCGAATCAGAAACCCAACGCATCCGCAGTAACCAGCGTATCTTCCGCCTTCAATTCATCAGCCTTCTTGGTGAGGAATTCCAAGATCGGAGCGAACTCTTCCAGATCCGGAGTATTGCTACCAACAAAGATAGCCAAAGTTGCCATCAGATTTTCGATGATCTTCTTGCGTTCCGGATTGCCAGTCAAAGGACGGAACTTCTGGACAAGAACACCAACTCGCGCAGCAGCAACTTCCGGAGTGGAATTAGTAAGAGCGGGCATAACTGCAACATATGCCTTTGCAAACTTATCCCAAAGTTCCTTACCGATCGCGGAGACACCACGAATACCTTGCGGGATCTTGGCAATTTCTTCGAACGTGAACTTCGTCCAGGGAATAGTATCCTGCGAAGCGTTTGCATTTTCCGCAACGAAACTACGAACTTCATCAATAATAACTCGCGCCGCAGCTTGCTGGAGAAGATCAAATGCCTTCTTACCGTCCGGAGTTTCAGCATTGTTAATGATGCTAACAAGACCGTTATAGGAAGGAACAGGAATCTTTACTTCAACTGCAGGACGTTGATTACCCAATTCATCCTTGTTGAATCGGAACTTGTAATCTTGCGGGAAAGTCATGCCAGCAGTTTGGGCAGGTGCAAGAGGGACAACATTGGTAGCTTGTTGTTCTTGTTGGACGAGATTTTCAGCGGGTGCAGTGGTCGGAGTGCCGAGTGCCATGGTAATTACCTTTGTTTGCGCTGAGCGCGGTGGTTAGGAAAGTGAACGCTGTTTTTCTTCAGCGAGGTCACAGTGTAGGGCAGGGCGCGGGAGTTGTCAACCCCCACAGCCCCACTGTAGTTAGGTCTCTTTATTCCTGCATGTGATAATTCCCCAAATCTTTATCATCTACGCCCTTGATATATTTGCCTTTGAAATATTCTGCTTTCTCCTGTAGACTGTTACCTTTAATCCGTTGTGAATCGATACCTTTCTCGAATGAGTCTTTTTCACAGATAACCACAAGTTCTTCTCTTGCTCTGGTGACAGCAGTGTAGAGTAGTTCACGTTGGAGCATACGATTATGTGATTGATGGAACACGAGAAAAACTCTGCGCCACTCAGAGCCTTGAGCTTTATGGACGGTAAGAGCATATCCGAGTATTGTATTATTGATTTGACCCGCTTTATCGAGTTTAATTTCGGCATCTTGATCTACCAATTTGATGTGAACAATATGGGACGATGCATGAACACGATCTTCATCTTTAACTGCAGCTTGCATCATAAGGAAATCTACGTCATCGAATTCTGCATTTTCGACGCCGCGATCCTCCTCTTTTCGCGCGCTGCTAGTTTCCATTCCCCAGTATGTTAGTGTCTTGGAAGGTTTCCGAACAAGCTTAGCACCTGCATATAGTGGATTCGGTTCGATCTTTGTAATGATTCCATCGTTTCGTTCATACATTACTTTCTCACCTACAGAGAAATAATGTTTATCGAAACCAGCCACTACTTCCCATACTTCTCTGCCATTCTTGTGTGCGATGAATTGTGCAATGTACTTGTTTAGTTCATCGGTTCCTAGTCCTACATTTTGTGGGATCAGGATCATATCTTCTTCAGGATCGTAACCGCCGGATTGAATAAGTCCAGGGAATAGTCCGTAGCGACCGGAAGGATCAGGGAGACAGTTTCCTAGTACGATAAGTGCATTGTTCGGTGCAATGGTTTTGCTCCACGGTTTGATAACTAGTTCACCTGGAACGATCATTTCTTGGAGAGCAGTGGAATTAATTGTCTTTCCGGAAAGGATTCTGTGAGCGAGCCGTATAATGGGTGACTCCAAAGCCTGACGGTACACTTCAACCAATTCGACTGTGCGAAGCGTTTGGAGTTTAAATCCGAGAATAGCGGGCCCGAATACTGGGGGCAATTGCTGGATATCACCAAGGAATATCTCTTGGTGCGGATGACATAGTGCATCTTGAACCTGCCTGTAAAGATCAGTGCCGATCATGGAACTTTCTTCGTACACCACAGTGTGGATACTGGAAGAGAGAGGATTCATACTGTTCCGTCCTGGACGGAATTCCATCTTATTCTTCTCCTTCCCTGTAGCTTCATCCACTACTGTATAGAATACAGGTTCATATTCCAGAAGCTTATGGATGGTGATACAATTCTCGCGCATGTCTTCCGGCATATTGCGCCGAATATTGTTAACTGCACGACGAGTGTATGCAACTACTACAATTCCTGGAGTTCCGGCGCGCAAATGTTTATGGTCTTCCGCACTGTAAACTCCGCATATATTGTTCTGGATCTGATAGGATACTACGCCTTTCATGCAAGTAGTTTTACCAGTACCGGCTGCACCAATTAGGATACAGTCTTCCCGGCCGCGACCTGCTACCTGGACGAATTCCAATTGCTTTGTGTTATAGGTGATTACATTGCCGTGGCGATCGGTGAACTGGTTGTTTGCTTCGCGCTCTACTGTCTTTATAGCGGACAGTGCAATATCATTTACATTCGCTACAAGAATAGGAATATTGGTGACGTTAGCTTTGCTGCGCTCAGGACGAACTAACTGAAGTTTAATTTTCTCTTTATCTCTGCGAAGTCCAAACGGATCACGAAGAGATTCCAGTGTAAGTCCTGGAGATGCGGTTCCTACGTATGGTGCTGGTGCTGGTGATTCTACAGTTGCAACTGATCCAGTATCGGAAATAACAGTATCTGGTACGGAATCAGAACTAAGCAAAGACGCCTTCGGCCTAGCTGCTTCTTCTCTAATTGTTTGAGATGTTGCGGCAGCTAGTTCAGTTTTCAGTCTGATCTTGTCGAGAATTGATTTATTCAGTGGCATTTTGTTTTCTTTCAAAAGCAGTACAATCATCGTACAGCCAGATTTTAATGTCTAACAACCTACAGTCACCTGTATCTTGATGTACAGGAAAATCTGAATATTTGCAGGATACACAATCTTTATCCTGAACAAGAACTCGTGGATGAATTTGTCTAATTGGAATTACATTGTTGCGTTGAGAGCCAGTCATAACTTACCAACCTTTCTTGTCAACAGTTATGAGAACGAAACCCATATCATCACTTGTTCGCTTACGAAAAGACATAACAAGTCTGGGATTATTCAGGCGATTGATGCGACCAGAATCTAGACCATCTAGGAATACGATCATGAATTTCAGTGAATTGATGCAGATACACATTCCTTTCCGGAGCGCGAAGAACTTATTCGCTGTCCAATCCTGTCGGAAGTATAGTTGCAGAGATTCTCGGTAGGGATCAAGATCGTAGATGAATGCGCAATCGGTTAGGGAGAGTAATTCTGGAAGTTTGTTTGCTGTTACGGCTGCGTTAACCATTTTCTTGCTCCCCTTCGGTCGCGGATACGGTGGATGTTACGGATTGTTCAGATTCTGCTTTCCTGGCAGCAAGAATATTTTGTGCTGCATCGTATCGAATTTTCGCTTTCAGATATTCCATCGCAGTGCTAAACATCGCACGAACAGGTGCGGTAGTTGGTGCGTTACTGACAATTACGTCCAAGTTCGCTGCAAAGATATCTTCAGAATCTGGTTCTGCGGCGCCCGGTTTCGCACCTGGGAAATTCCAGATAGGAACTTTATTACGTCCAGGAAGTCCACTGATATCTCCAAGAAAGCCAGCCAGATAGTTACGTGCACCATCCAGAACAGCATGGAGTTTCTGGGAATAAATGGAACCAGGATCAACATTTTCATAACAATGTTCAGCACATTCCTCTAGATCCGCGCGAGGGATTGTGAAATAACGCTTATTCGCTGCAGCGATGATTATGTTTTCCCAGTAGTCAGAGATTGGAACTTGCAAGCCATCCACTAGAGTAGTTCCATGCGGGAAGTTACCAGCTAGACTTGCCCACTTTGCTAGATCATTTGCATAGCTGGAAATATCAGTATGCGGAGATTTAATCATCCGCTCCAGTGCGCTTTCGCGGAGGGAGAGTTTCTTTACATTCGCCGCGAATGAATAGTTCTCTTTGAAATCCTCATAGTTATCCAGCCAGCTTTGAATCCAGTAACGTGCATTCTCCATTATGCAAGATTCATTGGTGATTGCGATCGCCGCGAACACTTCACCAGCTACATTGATACTGTTCATTCGGGAGAGACAGATTAGTAGTTTCTCCATGTTATTGGCTACTATTGCATCCGTTTCAGGTGGAGCATAGCGGGCAGCTACTCTGAAGTGTACGCGACCGCTGCTTTTCAGTAGTGCGGTGAACAGGAGGTAGGAATCTGTTGGAGTTAGCTCATGTGCTGCCCATTTTCGAGCATATGTGAACAGAGTTCTCTGAGGTGCATCAAAGATTGGATGATGGCTTTCGCGGGAAGTTAGAGAGATTGGGAAATGATTGATGTGGAGGTCAAGTCCACTGAATGCGCAGATTATGTGTGCCATTCTTGTTACTCCATCCAGAATGCGTCATCCAGACCATAACAATCCGGCGGAGTTACTGCATCGCCGAAATTATCCATTATATATCCGCATAAACCGGAATACGCAGGTCCATAAGCGAAACATAGATATTGATAGTAATAAATAAGTGAATATCTGTAAGTCATGGTACGAATCTCCTGTTAAGTGCGATCAAATAGTTTCTTTAGTTGAGGAAACTTCTGTTCCATTTCGTTCATGCAACTGATGCAATATGCAATTGTTGCTTGATGATTGAGTTTCTTTCCTGTTTCAATCATCTGTATCCAACGTGCATAAGAATTTACAACATTATCCCATTCATGTTGTTTCTTTTCACGATCATACTTGCGTTTCCAAGCTTCGCGATCGTGAATGAGTTCTTCACTTTTGCGCATACGAATCTCCTTGATTACTATCCACAAGAACAATTCAAATGGATAGTAGAAAAGAGATTCCCGGATTGGTTACCGGGATTGTGCTGTTATTGCTGCCTGTTACTGACCGTTCTTGATTTCATGAGATTGCTGTGTTCCGTGCGATTCGTGAGCTGTGTACACTGAATTCACAAAGTCAACAGCTACAGTAGGTGCTGGCGAATTTAGATCGCACGGGCCTATAAAATCTGGGCTAGTTTCCACATTAGTACAGCCAGCAGTGTTGCTGATATCCGCAGAGTCAGCAGTATTCTGTGCAGATAGTTCCGAGCCACCACATGCGGCAAGAGAAATGATTGCAGCACAGATTGCAGCAGTGAGTGTGATACGAATGTACATGATGTTAGTTCCTTTATTGCCAGTGACTGTGAATGATTGAGTATGCACGTTAACGTGAGAGCGTGAATTTCTTCAAAATATCTGTAGCCCGTGTCAGTTCTTCTGCTGCGCTGGATGGTTGCCTAGCTAGCAGATTCTGCAATAGTACTTGTTTCAACATTGCCCTGCATTCTCCTTTCCATTCCGCTCCTATCATGTGGATACTGAAATATGGAGGGAATTTTACACGGGGATCAACAAACGCTGCATGAGTTTGTCGGAGAGTCCTGGATGCAAGTTCTGAATTTCCGCGCCCTATTCCTAGATACTGTTCTGTGAATAGTCCGGAAACAGGTACAGGACATATGAATATGCAACCACAATCAATTTCTTCCAGGGAATCAATAACTGATTGCGCTTCCGGCAAGAACATATTGTAATTCACAATACCTGTTCCACCGGAACCTTGATCTAGATATCCTGCTTCCAAGTTCACAGCTACAGGAGTATCGGGGAAATGTTGGTAGAGGATATCATAACATAGTCGTGCTTCAGGTGAGTACATTTGTTCTCGGATGTTATGAAATGCTTTGTGGGGACGTGAATGATCTGTCATTCCAATTCTCCTTGTATATTCTTATCATTTGTACTTTGAATTTCTTCATATCCATAATCAAGTGCTTCACTTTTACATCTACGGCATTTTGAATTAGCATATGAATCACTGATAGGTTCTCCATATGCAGGTTGTTTAGCAGTTTGTTTATGTCCGCACTCCTGACATGTACGAATCCATTTACTGTTTTGTTCCATTTGAATTTCCTTGTGACTGTTGCGATTGTTGTGACTGTGACTGTTGTTCTTGCGCTTGGATCTTTGCAAAGAATGCTTCTTGATCGAAACTGGCAATCTCTGCGTCAATTTCCTCTTGTGTTTTAACTCTACGTGCTGGGATTGGATTACCGTCAAAATCCATCTTATCTACAATATTCATACGGGGCTTGGTAGTGTAATCAGGTTCCATCAAACCTTCTTGCAATAGAATTGCTTGCGACTTAAACTTACGATAAGTTATATATAGTAATGATTTACTGTGTGCAATTCCATTTGGATATGCAAGCTCAAAGCAATTCACTATCAAATTAACTTCATCACTTGATAGTGAAGTGCGATATTTAGGTGTAGGTTGTTTATTTGCCATATCAATGCCTAGTTCCTAATTCAGTGGCATTCTCTTCGGTAAAGAATGCTCTACGGATGTAGTAATTATATTCTGCAGTAGTTCCTATTTTTGGATGCAATTGATCTGTAACTAGAACTACATCTATAGCATCGAACAATGCAATTTCAATTCCGAATCGCATTGATACGTCAGTACGCCACAATACACTATCCAGTGTTTCAAAATCTAAAGACCAGTCAACCGATACCAAGATATCAGGTTCTGCAATATCTGGTGTTGATATTGAAATACGTACAATGTAATACAATACTTTCATTTTAATTCCTTTTTGAATGTAGCTGATCCGTGGCACGCCAGCCATGGTGACATAGTACCAATGTGCCATGGAGGGGGCAAGGGGTACGCGCTGACCCCCTGTGTAGAGCTACATTCGGTAAGGGACTAATTACTAACTACTGCCTATCCGCAAAGCGGATCAGTATCTGAGAGTAGGTAACTCTAGAGAGTTCTAAGCGTATATTTGACCCCCACTAAGAAAATACAAAATAAAAGAATACATTTTAAACACCCCTAATACTAATCACTATGATAAGTAGTGCTGCAGTAAGCAGAGTGCTGCGCTATGCGCAGAGAAATAAAGGCAGTTAGAAATGTAGCTGTACCCCAGGGGGCGCGACCAGCCCTCCTCCCCTGCCATGGCGTATTGGCACCGTGTCAACATGGCAATACTGCCACGGTGCCATACGTCACGCGCATCGCATTTGCATTCAATTCAGTTGAAACAAACTCATTCTCTTTTTGCAACCCACCTAGTAGCAGGAATTACTCTTACTAGATGCCATTGACTCAATTTATTAGTGCAATCCATACAGATATTCAATCCATATGGATTCTTCTTGCTGGGTTTCATGTAGCCGAGATTATCCAGTCGTACCCATTTAGCGCATACATTGCAGTGTTCCCATTGCACGCCATCTTCTAGAATTACTCCAGACATATGAATTTCCTTTGCGATATCCCCCGGAATTGAGAGATATTGAAAAGGGCTCTGCTTTTATACAGAGCTACCTAGAGAGCGCAATCAGAACCCGAGCGATTCCTCCGCAACCTTCGGGACAATCTTCTCGCGAATCCTATCCACGATCGGTCCGCTGAGTTCCACAAGCGCAATCACTCTTGCAAGTTCCGCCATTTGTGTAGGATTCAGTTTCGGGAACTTCGCAGCGCACTCCACATAACTGCCGCGATACGCTGCCTGTTTCTGTTCCACGTACTTTTCTTGTTCCGCAGTCAGAGGATCATTCCATCCCTTCGCCACTTGAATGCTGTATGCCAGCAGTGGAGCCATTTCATTATCGAACCAGACTCCAACAGATTCCGCACTAAACGACTTCTCCGACCAGAACTTCGCAATTGCATCTTCTCCGATATCTTGTTCGGTGTATTGAACCGTGCCAGCCCTGTACAAACTCACAACCAGTTCCCGGCGCAGATCATTCACAGCCTGATTCAGAATCCCTGAGAGAATTCCTGCATCATATTCCAACTGCGGCAGAGAAACAGCTGCAATAGTCTTCCCCTTTCCCTTCCCTTCCCGCTTCTCAGGAATCTTTACCCATTCCATTCCTTCCACCTCTTCCAATCCCTTACCATCACTGGCAGTACTGATAAAGAGAACTTCTTGACCTTGAATAACATTGGTGTTCATGATACGAATCTCCACGCGGCGTACCGCGGTACGTGATGCGACATTGCATCTTATTGTCCTCGAATTACCAAGGACAAGGTAGATACAGTCAGCGAATCAGAATCCTGTGAATCGCAGGCTCCAGCGAATCAATCGTTGCCAGAAACCTACACGCTTTCTCACTTGATATACATGCCTGGAAGGATGCAACCAACTGTCCGAATACACAATTACCCTCTCCTCCAGATATTTATTCGCTTGCGATTCAGAACGAACAGAACGATCACACATCATGGCAGTACCTCACACAAACCTGCGTGCTACCGTACTGAGACACAACACAATCATACTCAGCTGAATAACATGCAACCCATTCCAGTGCATCTTGCCAGCTACCGCAATAATGCACTGCGAACATATTATCTGCCGCAGAATCATCCGAGTTCCAGACAGTTACTGTGTATCCCAGATACTTCCACCAAGTGCGCACAACTGCGCGAATCAGTGACTTCCAACCGGTGCGGATCATAGTACGAATCTCCTATTAATTAGCAATTACACGAAACAGAGAGGATATGGAGAATACTCCTAAGGACGAAAATTCTGCAACCTTTTTACGGACTATACTAGTCATAGTTCCGGCATTACAGCCAATTATGTATTACTAACTAGCTGTAATAACTGAGCTACGCATATGCGTACTAGAGAATATCATGGATTGTTAAAGAGCATGTGGTAGCTATGCAGTAATCCTGCTGTAGCCGTGCGCACCGGAGCGCCGCACCAACCTGTTTGATATCAATCATGTCTGTATTAACAAGATCAGCACCAAACCGAACCAACAAATCCATTTGAACACACCGTTCCCTGTCAATTGTTTCTACACTGTAAAGCTCACGTAAAGCAATGTTGCTGCTTTGTAAAGATCCCAGCTGCTAGCCACTGCAAATAGAAATGCGAATCATTCTCATTCTCAATAACGACCGGAGGGGTGAAGACTTTTTTTACTTCTGAGCTAGCCTTTTTGCCTATAGACCCATAAAAATCTTCCTAAATTTTTCAATTTCATCCATCAACCCCTGTCTTCCTTTCTCTATTGTTTCCTTTTAATTACATTATACTGACTTCAATTAGCTGATATTGATTAGCTGTAGACGCAGGAAAAAAGCAGGAACAAACCATGGGACTTTCACGTTCATATACACTGGAGAAATTAGGATTTCATACTGGTGACTCGCTGGTTACCGGTGCAACTGCGCTTCCGGCTCTCAAAGAAAGCAATGAATCCGGCGCAACCGGCCGCAAATTTAGTGTAGCTGAAGAGAATGTATTAAAACTTCTCAGTGATGGACATTCTCAGGAAGTTGTAGCTAATACACTCGGAATTGGTAGCAGTGCAATCAGCCAGTATCTTGCAAAAGATTGGTTCCGTGAAGAACTTGCCGCCCGGAAATCTGTAAAACTTGAGCGGTATTCAAAAATCGATGACGGTTATGATCGCATTGAAGGAAGACTCCTAGAGAAGATGGAATCTGTACTTCCTTTTATGACCAAACCGAATGAGATTATGCATGCGTTAGCGAAAGTTAATGCAGCGAAACGGCGACTTGGGGATTCCAGTAAAGTACAGAATACTCCAGTAACTCAGATCATCAATATTACACTTCCTACCAGCGTAGTGCACAAATTCTCTCGCACACATGATGGACATGTAGTAGCTGTTGATGAAAAGTCACTAGTTACGATTACAAGCAATAGTATGGAAGTTCTTAGTAATACAGTTCTCAGTGCTGAGGACGCGAAGGAGATTCAAAATGCGCAACCACCGAAGCAATTTGCTCTTAAAGGTAGAGGACGTTGATTTGTTTGTAGTAGCAATGGATAATTCTCTTGCTCCTGTTGACGGGAATCCAGTGCGGCCGCTGAGAGCTCCGCAGGAATT